AATAAAAATTGAGTTGATATTTAAATAAACCACAATCCCATATTTTGGAATAACCCAATTCTTTGGTTATTTCTGATTCACTTTTATTTATATCAATTTTATCATATTTCTTTTTAAGATTATTTTTTCCAAATGAAAACTTATGAAATCTTTTATATCTATTAACTTTTGAACTATAATAAAAATAAGTAGGTTTCAATATGGATACTAACTCAAAACCCAATTTTGTATACATATTATTATTCCCATCAGTAGTCCATCTTCTATCAGCAAAACTTATAATACTTTTTGGTGAATAATCATTAATAAATTTTTTCATCATTTTAGAACCCAATCCAGTTACAATATAATTTTGTTTTGTACAATAACGACTCAATTCATATTCCCCATCATTATTTTTTGTCATATTTCTTTTACTATTAAATGTCATGACACCAACCAAAATATTATTATAATATGCACCATAAAATATGTCCGATTTATCATTTCCTTGAATATGAAATTTATCCAAAAAATGTGATTTATCTTCCTTATCAATTTTCTTAATTAATGTTTTTCTTGCCCCAATTTTAATCCCATCACTAACACCAAGAATATGTTTAAGTTTTGATTTAACCAATTCTTTATTTACCATCCATTCATCTTCAAAAATGTGAATTAATTTATACCCCAATTGTTTACAAGCCAAAGTTTTATTTAAATGATATGTTGAATTCTTCCCTCTATCTTCAGTATGAAAATATAAACCATTATATTCAATCGCAATCTTTAATTGGGGGATAATCAAATCAATTTCTTTACCCTCCAACAATTTTCTATTTTTCCCCTTATGTACCTCAAATCCCAAACTTTCAATAAATTGTTTAATTTCAGTTTCACCTTTTGATGTCCAAGTCGGTTGGAAATTAATGTTGGTTTCTTTAATATTTTCACTTAAAATGTTTGATGTTAATTCTGAAACAATTTTGGAATTAGGAAATCTTAATTTATATTCCTCAACACTCATACCATGTTTATTTGATAAGTGTGAATTGGTAATTGATTTCATTTTATCATTGCATAATTGACATATAACAAAGTTTTCCTGTAATAATAACTCTTTATCTCTTTCAGTTTTTTTTATGTAATTTGGATGGTATTCTATTTCATTTGGGAATTGAAATAGATAATCATCAACTGATATATTGTGTGATTCTTCTAAGTGATTGGTAAAACAACCTGATTTATTATTTATATCAGTTGTTTCCCATTCACATAAACCACATTTTCTTTTCACATCTTTTTCTATCTCAATTATATCGAAATATTGTTCAAACCATTTTTTACCATTTAATTGTTCATATTTCTTTCTTTGGTAAGTGTTTGTTGGAATATTAACATCACCATACATTTCTATTATATGTCTAGTCAAACTACCTGATAAATTATTGGGGTCATTGATTGTGATACTTGTTTTTTTACACTTAGCAACAAGTTCCTTGTCCTCTGAGGTATATTTCATCACTTTGGATTTTTCAAGTTCATTACTATTACCAATCTTAACTTGTCCACCTTTCTTTTTAATCTCAATATTATTGTCTTTTAATATTTGACTAATCTTTTTATGACCTACCTTGTATAGTTCTGCTAACTTGTGAGTGGAGTAACCCCCATGTACATATAAATCAATTAATCCTTGAATTTGAGATAAACTTAATGTCATTTTTTATTTAATTATATAACAATAAATATCTAAATCAATCCATTTAATTTTAAACCATAATAAAAAAAAAGAGGGACAAAAACTTGTCCCTCTCATCGATATTACTTAAGATTGGTTATCTTAATTCATTTAAGTCAAATGTTCTAACACCATCAACTGTAATTCTACCGAAGAAACGATTATTTACCATTTTCTTCGCGTATCTTGTCATAATACCCTTGATTGGTGTAAAGTTGAATGGATTATACATTGTTGGAGTTAATTGAAGTGGAACATACGGAGCGTAGATGTATCCAGTATCAAGAAGTGATGTACCTTTGTGTCCAATTAACACTTGGTTAGCAGGGAAGTAAGGGTCACGATATACTTGATATCTACCAGCTAATGTACCAACTCTTTCAATACCCATGTTGTATTGATCTTGGTCAGGAGAAGCATTTGATACGTGGAAGTATTCCAAGTCATCAAAAATTGCAGAAACCTCAGAAGAAACAACAATCCAGTTAGCACCACCTCTTAAAGTAGATTTGTGGATTTGAGCAGAAAGTTGGTTAATAGCTGTAATCAATGTTTGATTCCAGTCTTTTTGAGTGTAAGAAGTCGTAGTAGACAATCTTCTCCATCCATTGTAATCCCATCTTAAATTCCAAGCAGCACCTTTTCTAAGGTCACGTAGGATTTCTCTATCGATTTCAGCTGCAACTTGCTCAGAAAGAAGAGCAGTTAATTCAGCTTCAGCATCGATGTTGTGGAATGCCGCAACGTCTTGAGCTAATTCAGGAGACCATTGAGCTCTTAATTTTCTTTCAGTTACAGAAACAGTTACTGATTCAAGGTCGAAAGAAACTTCACCAATTTTATCTTCGAATTCAAGTTCTTCGTATCTTCTCCAAGCAGCTTTGATGTTTGTTAAAGAAGAAGCACCAGACCATTGAGAAGCTGTTAAAGTAGCACCAGAATAACCATCAGGTGTAGCTTGACCACAAGACACACATACAGGTACTTGGGCGTCAATTTCTAAATAGATGAAACCAGTTACTGAACATACGTTGTCATAGTAACCACCATTACCACCTGTTGAAGTTGTGTTGAATGCAGCCTGAGAAGAATTATACGTTGGGTTAACAATACCACCACCATATTTTTGAGTTACAACTCTAAACAATAATGGAGTAAATGTCGAAGTACCTAAATTAGATGCAACAGTTGAATTATCAGTATAAAGTACAAGGTTAGATAAGAATGACTCAGTGTCGATTTCTTGTCCATCAGGACCGATAAGTTTACCAACACCTGCAGTAGAGAAACCTGAAAGTGCAACAATAATTTTTCTGAATTCAGCAGCAGTACCACCTGCAGTGTATGCTGAATAAATCAATTGTCCATTAGACCATGCAACAGTTGGTGTAGAACCTGTAACAGTTACAAATCTACCTTTAGAGTAGTCAAATAAACCACCAGGATTTAAACCAGGTTCAGTACCTTCATAAAATAAATCATAAAGATTTTTAGCTGCAGTACCAAAAGGTTGACCTGTACCAGAATTGTAACCTGCGTTAGGATCACCAGGATAGTTACCAGGACTACCAACTGGTGCGTAGTGGTCACCTGATTGAATACCTAAAGTATCAGTTACAGTACCACCAGAATACCCTTGGATTTTAGGTACGAAGTAGAATAATTTACCGATAGGTAAGTTCATAGCTTGTACAGATACGATATCGTTAGCTAATAATTTAGAGAATACTCTTCTAACGATAGGAAATACTACAGTTTCGAAAGAACCAGAACTTGCGTCTGAAGTTGCTTCGTTGATTAAGAAAGAAGCTTGGTTTTCATATAACTGAGCCACGTTTTCTTTTAGATGGCCTCTAAGACCTTCTAGGAACCCTAATCTGTCCCATTTGTTAATTGTATCTTCCTTGATAACTTTTAGGTGTTTCAAACCAATGTTACCAACAAGACCTGATTCTAATAATGCTCCCATTTTGTATTTTTTTTAGTTTTAAGCGAGTTTATTGTTTTATTTTAATTTTGACATTAAATCCTTCATTCTTAAAAATTGAGGATTCTCATAAGTCTTCGATTCAATCAAATTAATAGAAGAACCATTGGAAGGAGTTTTCTGAATTTTTCTTTCAATTGATTCATTAACTTGTTGACTTTTTGAAGTAGTTAATTCGTCTTTAATAATTCTGTAAAGATTTTTTGATTCTTTAAGTGTTTCTACCCCATCAAATCTTTGAAGAATATTAATTTTTTCTTGTTTAGATGTTGAATGTTCAGTAAACAATCTTGTAGCATAAGCTAAATTGGAGTTGAATATTGCAACTTCGTTTAATTTATTTCTGAAAACATTCAAAGCTTTTCTGTATTCTTCATTTTTTTCTCTTAAAAGAGAAACTTGTTGTGATTCTACAGATTCAAATGTAAGGTTTCTGTTGGGTGTAATTCCTTTTCTAAGTCCACGGCCACTTTTCGAACCAGATCCATATGTGCGAGAAGCTTCTTTAGTTTCTTTTTTCTCGAAATCAAGTCCTTTATGAGTTTTGGATTTCATACCTTTCTTTGTAGTATAATCTTCATCTCCTTTATGAGTTTTAGATTTATCACCTTTGTTCATACCATATTTACCTCCTTTAAATTCACCTTTTAAACTTGGTGAATTTTTGTCAAATGAATATTTAGGTCCTTTACCTATATAAGGAGCTTCATCAGCTTGTTTTGTTTTTTTGGTAGGATAGTCCATAATTTTACCATAATTGAATTTTGGTCCATTACCAATACCAAGTCCTTTTGGTTTCATAGATTTTTTGGATTCAGATAAACCTTCCATATCGTCTTCTTCATCCATATTCATTTCGAGTTCGTAGAGTGTTTCGTCATCCATTTCCATCATTTCAGGATTTTCAATTTCAAGTTCATAGATAGGTTCATCCATTTCATATAACTCGTCATCCATTTCCATTCCCTCACTTACAATGTAATACTCTTTGTTAGTTTCATCATCAGATAGTTCAATGTTACCTGCTTCATCCTTAACCACCGTAATTTTATCTGTATCTTTCATTCTTGAAAATACTTTCATCACGTTTTGAATTGGTTCATTTGTTAAATCAATTGTAACTTCTTCGTCATCTTCCATGTCTTCATCATCCATTTCATCTTCCATGTCTTCATCATCCATTTCATCTTCCATGTCTTCATCATCCATTTCATCTTCCATGTCTTCATCATCCATTTCATCTTCCATGTCTTCATCATCCATTTCATCTTCCATGTCTTCATCATCCATTTCATCTTCATCCTCAAATTCAACATCAGCTACGTCAGATTCATCCTCTGAATCAACCTCCTCTTCGTCTTCTTGTTCGTTAAGAGATTCTTTTACTAAATCTTTGATTTCTTGTCTCATTACTGACCCAAGTATTCCTTTTGCATTTTCAGCAACCGCTTCTTCCAAATTTTTCATTTGTATGATTGCTTCTTCTAAAATGTTTTTTTCTTCTGCCATTTTTAGTTTTTTGTATTTTTATTCTATAAATATGTTGTTGTTTATAAAAAATCTTTATTTTTTTTTAAACCAACTCAAAAAAGTTCATTAATAAATATTATTAAAATTGAATAAAATAAAAAAAGGAGGAACAATGTCCTCCTTCATTTTAAAACTTATAAAAATATACTACTCAATCACCTCATCAATTTTACTTTCAACAATAGCAGTTATTCGCCAATCTTGTGAATAATGTTCATAGATTTTAGTAACTTTTGCTTCAACATCTGTTGGATTATACCCAAGAACTAATTTTTCTACTTTGATTTTTTTTACTTTTCCAGTCTCATCATCAACCAAATCTTCAGCAATTTTTGCCACAAAATATTTTTGTCCATCTTCCATATTTCAATTTTTTAAATTAATTAATAACCAAGTTTAGACAATTTTTTCATTAAGTCAAGTGTAGCATTTCCTTTTTCACCAATATTTCTTTCTAATGCCATTTTTTTATCTTCATCTAAATTTTCTTCTAAATTTGCTCTGTCTTCTTTATTCAAAAATAAATAAGCACCAGGAGTCGATGGTGACGAAACCAAGTCAAAACAAATTAATTCAAAATCATCTTGCACCTCGTTTTGTTCACCAACTTTTTTAAGAGAACCAACACCACGAGAAGAAATACCTAAAGTTACACCTTGACGTAAATAATTTGCTGCCATATCCCCTTTGGTAGAAACAATTCCCCTTTCGTGAAAACCAGGTGAAGTTAATAATTTAAGTTTACCCATTAATATAGGACCTTCCCACCATACTTCGGTAATAATGTGAGAAACTCTATCTAAGTCTATCAGAGAGGATTCTGGATGATTTAATTCTGACAGAGATGTTCCTTTAGCTATCATTTTTTTATAGTTTTCGGCTTCTCTTTTCAAAATTTTTTCGGGGTAAATTCTTCCATTTCTATTTGGTGTATTATATTTTTGTAACACAGCATAGAATTCAAATGGTTTAGAATAATCTAAAAAGTTTTTTGATTCCTTGATAATCCTTGCGTTTTCCTCCATAACTGGTGAAACATAACCTGCATCATACTCTATCAATATTCCTTTCCCTAATTGTCCTGGTTTAATTACTTCTAAATTCATATTTGGATTTTACTATATAAATATAAATCAAATGTAGTTTTAAAAATCAATCAAATTATTTTTATCCTTTTTTGTCAAAGTGAAATAAAAATATTTATTAATGTTGAAATTTTCCTTGATTATATTTTTGGTAATATCCTTTATATTATTTTTTAATTCCAAACATTTAAAATCTAAATTGGATTGTTTTATAAAAAAATTAATTTCTAAATTTAGAAAAGATTTTTTATTAACACATAACCCACTTGACCTTAAATCTAAATCTACAATAAAATTTTCATTGAATAATTCTTTATTTAGATTATTACAAATCGTGTGTTTAATACTTCTACTTAAATTCAAAACGACTCGATTCCAATTTTCTACTTCATATTTTGGCTCAACCCATGTTTGTATATTTAGATAGATTGAGTTCAGTTCAAAAGAATCTACAGTACCATAAACAACTTTTACAATCTTAAAACCTTGTAATTTTGAGGTTTTTCCTTTTTTCATTAATTTTCAACATTTTCAGTTTATTTTTCAATAAAAATAAAAGATATTTAGTTAATAGTCAAAAAATAAAATTTATGCTAATAATAAAAGTAGATAGTAAAACACCAATAGAAAAAGCTCTGAAACTTTTTAAAAGTAAAGTTATAAAAACCAAACTTATGTCGGAGTTGAAAAATAGGAAAGAGTTTGTTAAAAATTCGGTTAAAAGGAGAAACGAACTGAATAAAGCGAAATACGTTCAAAAAATTAAGAATGATGAAGATTAGATACTATTGTTTAATTCCTCCAATCTAAATAAATTTAATTTATCAAACCTCTCCTTACTTATTTTGGAAATTGTTTCATCAATTTTGTTAACAACTTCAACTTCTGAGTTTTGTCTAATTAACTCTAATTTTTTTATTACATTTTCTTTTACAATTATATATTTACCTTCCATTTCAGTTGTATCTGTAGAGAGAAATTTCAATAATTTACTTTTAGTATTTTCGTCAAGTTGTTGAATATACTTGTTTATTGTTTTATTTGCTATGTTTACCATTGTTGAAATAGGTAAATTTATAGAATTATTTTCTTTTTTTTCTTTTCTTTTCAAAGATTCGGTAATTCTTTTTTTACTATTTATTTTCTCTTGAATATTTAAAACACTATCAGAAAATAAATTATCAATATCAGTGTATTCATTTTGAACCTCAACACCTTCGACCCATAATTCTAATTCTTTCAATTTTTTTGGGGAGATTTTATGTGTTACATTTTTATATTGATTAATAGTTTCATTTAGATATTCATTGACAATTAAACTATCGACATCAGTTTTGTTTTTTAGGTCATCATATATCCAAAATAATTTTGCAAGATTTTTATTTTCTAAAATTGTTTTTTGGAAATTTTTTAATTCTGTTTTAAATACATTTTTATTAGAAAATGATTCTAAAAGAATTTTGTCAATTTTTGATTTTAGTATACCGAATTTCATTTTTTTTTATTAATAAATATTAATCTTTTAAGAGTTTACTTAATTGACTCTCGATTTCACCCAAATAATTTTTAGCTTTGGATAAATCAATTACATTAGACTCATCAAATATACTTTGATTTTCCAATAATATATTTAAATTGTCCTTATTATTAAATCCTTCACCCATCCCACCAGGTGTTTCAGGTGATGGAGCTGGAGGCGCCCCTCCTGCAGGTGGTGCTCCACCTGACGTAGTTCCTGTCGTTTGAGTATATAGTTTATCAACATTATCAAATATACCTGTATTTGTTATAATTGTTGCTGTATTTGTAAGTTCGGCACCAACAGCTTTTTCAATTCTTTGTTGTTGTAAATCTAATTTAATTTCTTCATCAGAGAATCCCATTACATGTTTTTTTGCCCAAGAAACAGAAGTTGGTGCAATTCCTTCTATAGAAGTCACACATTCTTTATATAACGCGACCTTTTCTTTCCAAATATCTATTTTTAACAAATCAGCCTGAGAAGATGGATTTGTAAGTCCCAAAGTAAAATTTGATAATTCATCCT